GGCAAGTTAAAAATTTCTTGTGTTTCAGCCAGGGCAAATTCGCCGGGCAACAGCAAGAATGGATCTTCGGCGGTGGCGCCGGCAATGCTGTGAATTCGCAAGCCGGTGTGCTCCTGTTCTTCCAGCATCAAGCGATCACCGAGTCTTACGTCAAGACTTGCTGGGTTCAGCAGTTCCTCATCGTATGGCAACACCATGCCGTGTTCACAGCACATATGGCGGATTTCAAAATCAGGAAGAATCACAGAAATTATGCAGGTTGGATTAAAAGTGCCCAGCCGGTATTGATGCCATCAGGCATCCAACGGCGGTTAAATGCTGTACGGCTATAGCGTTGATTTTTGCCATTGGTGTTTGATGTGTAGCCACCATTTACCAAATCGGCCTCGCCATTTGGATCATTTACAATCCAATGGCTTGGGTTAAACCCCGTCACTACGCTCCAGTGGCCACCTCCGGTGGGAGCAGCCAACGGACCCTTGTGCAACCAGCCCACGGCCACGGGCCTGCCCGCACGGATTTCGGCTTCAAGGTTTATCGGTCCAGCATTGGTCACAAGTCGGGCATTTAAACCCAAAAACCGTAATGCCTTTACTTGGGCCTGGTTGTCGATGGTGTCGCCATATTTATCGCGGACAATGTTATAGGCATCATCGCTGGCAACCTTGCCATAAAACTTGGCCACCATCGCACAACTACTGGAGAAACATTCGCGGTAGCCAGTGCCGCTTTTGTTATCGTTTTGGTATTCATACGGCACCACCAGCTCAACGCGATCTGGCTTTGATATGTTGCCTCCCCATAATTTGGCCTCCGCTTCACGTCGCCGCCGGAGGCCAGCTTCAACATTGCTGCCTGGATTGCGATATAACAACAGTGCATCACGCATTTGATCCCATAGCTTGTGATAAATCACATGACTAATGGTTTCAAATCCACTGGAATTATAGAAACCGGCGCCAAGGTTGTAGGCAAAGGAAACCAATGCACAACGCTGGTTTGATGTCATTTCCCCCCAATGAGGGATTGTTTTAGCCAAGTGATTAGAAAGTTCACGCACCTCAACCTCCAGCAACTGATCTGCTTTGGCTTGAGTAATCGTTAGATCATGCGGCACCGGCTTGCCATTGATCTTGGTGGTGCCATATCCAATTGTCCATGGATCGCCGCCAGATAATGGATCAGGGTAGGCCCGAAGCTGGCACCCTTCAAACTCCTTTATCAACTGAAGCGCCGAGCTTAGATCTTCCTGCTTTCCTCCAGCCTGCCAAGTTTTATACCAATCCGCGTCACGGGTCAGCAACGCTGGCGGCATTGCATCTTGCAACTGTTTGATCGCAGCATCTTGATGCGGCAGACCACGATAAAAACGGAAAAAGTCTCGGAGTTCCATATCAACGGCGGGGGAATGCAAGCCGGGCAAATTGCAAGATTAATTGAACCCAACTATTGGCCTTCAATGGGCTAATAGCAATCAGTTCAGAGCCAGCAGCCACGACGATGGCAATTGCTGTAATGGTATTAGAGTCCATTTTAAAATTAGCGGTGGGCTTCAAGCGCAGCTATGCGCTGTTCAATTTTACCGATACGACCAAACAACTCGGTGCGATCTTCGCGCATTTCACCGCGCATGAGGCTTACCTCGCCAGCGATGTGTTCTACGGCAGCGGTGAGGCGCACCACTGCAGATGCTGCGTCGTTGTCACGGCGTAGCATTCCGCCGATGCCAGACGCAGCAATGCCAAGAATGGCACCAGCAGCAGCAGCAAGAACCTCAATCACTGGCGCTGGTAATCGACCTTTGCCTCTAGTTTAGCCCCAAGGTACCCCAGCAGCCTTGGTAGGCGCATGTTGCTCATCAAGTTGAGCCTGTAAAGCAGCTTCGATTTCAGCTACTTTTTCAGCGCCGCCGAGCTTTTCCTGCGTCCAACCGATCACTAGTTCTTCGGTGAGATCGGCAAACGGGATCATTGTTTCAGGATCCGGCTGCTCAAAGCCGATGCTGCCATAGGCGCCAGCGTTATAGGTGCCATCGTTGGCAGAAACCGTGTAGTGGGCGGTAAAAACCACGCCATCAACGGTTTGACGTTCGAGCTGGGCAATAGCCCAGGTGAATGCGGTGTCGGCCATGAGATTGGTAGCGATGTGGGTAGTGTAAACCAGTTAAAGGCCGGTCACCCGCCTAGTAGTGAAGGTGACTACGCGCCCTCAAGGAATGCAACCCTGGAATTCAACGCAGCAATCATGGCTTGCTGTTCTTGCATACCTCTAACTAACATGGCAATAATTGCTCTGTCGTGATAGTTGCGATACTTACCTTCTTCGTCTTCACCTGGAGAGGCTTCTGGAATAACAGCAGCGACTTCTTGCGCAACAAAACCAAGTTCTTCATGTTCAGACGCAAAGGGGCTTCCCTCGTTCCACTTGTAGTAAGTAGGTTTTAATGCAGCAATAACGTCAAGACTGTTATCCAGTTGACGGGTTTTTGTTTTGTATCTGCCATCTGAAGCTGATATGACACCAGATGCGTTAGTAGATAAAGTACCTGCTCCATAAGCATTAAAAGTTATTGTGCCATTTTGATCAATAACCATGCGTTGAAAAGTACCCCCAAGATATGAGTACCCAGTAAAAAAACGTATTTCAGTGCCAGACTGAATGCCACCACCTCTTGGCATACGGTAATAATCAATGCCAACATCTGCTCCTCCGTTGTTGTCGTTCATACTTGCTCTCCAACTTCCAAGCTTTTCAGTAACCTGTCCACCTGCTACGTAGTTAGTAGATATTATTTCGATTCCGCCTGCGTTTGAAGAGCTTCCAGACCAACTAGACGTGCCAACTAAGAGCCTGCCGGAGCTGTCGATGCGGGCTTTTTCACTTCCTGAAATTTGAAAAATGTGTCCACCACTGTCCTGTGAGTTATAGATATTTGCTCCTGTGAAACTAGCATCATGAGTAATTGAGCCGTAATAACTTGGATTATCAACGTTGCTAAATCTAATACCTGTTCCAATAACGTGAAGAGAGCTGCCGGGCCCAGTAGTGCCAATCCCTACGTTGCCATCGCGCGTTAACGTCATTACATCTGCTTTAGTTCCAGCGTTATTACGCTGGAAATTAAGCGAGTCTTGAACGCCACCGAGATAGATGTAATAACCTTTTCTCTCGCCACTGCGTTCTAAGTAAATACCTGTAGCGGCTGTCGTACTTGTTTGTTTAAAATTAACAGCTGCCGCATCTGTTGCTCCATTGTTAAGATCTGCGCCGACGTGAACAATGCCGCGAGGATCACTAGTTCCAATCCCTACCAGTCCTCCGTTGGTAATAGTAACCCTAGACGTTGGTGTAGAACTGTTGCTGCACCTTAAAACAAGAGCAGTATTCTCAAGCCCAATTCCTGCGTAGTTAGTGTCGTCAGCGCTGAATTTAATTTGGGCATTACCCGCAGCATTTGATGTGCGTACTAACGCCGCTGGAGTAGCACCGTTGAGCATCAATAATTCACTTGGGGCAGAAGTTCCTATGCCTACTCGCTGTGACGAGTCGATGGTCATTGCAATTGTTGCTGCTGGCCCTGTACCAATAGAAAACCCACCGCTGGAATTTCCTTCTAAATACCCTCTGTAAGTACTACCAGATCTAAAAGAAATATTTGGTTGTCCAGACGCTGGGTTAATATCAAGCGATGTGCTGTTAATAATTGGGCTTCCGCTAAACCTTGCCTGACCATTTACGTCTAATAAATAGCTTGGGCTACTAGTCCCCAGGCCTACGAGTCCTGCGGAGGTTATACGCAATCTTTCGGTAGGGCTTGCTGCGCCATCGGCTGTCGTACTAAAGACAAGCCTGCCCGGCATGTCATTGGCGCCAGGGGTCCCGTCCACTTCACCGGCAACAGTTGCCGCTTCGATAAAATTAGTGCCATCTGCACCTTGAAAAGTTAAAGTTCCAAGCCGACTACCACTAACAACCACAGCATTTGAACCGAGTGATGCTGCACCAGATCTGCCCAAAAGTAAATATGGAGGATTATTGCTTACATCATTATTGATCACGCTTAATGCACCCCGTCCAGCGGCGCCACCTGTTCCTTCTGTTTGAGTTACAGCACTAAGAGTAGTGCCAAAAAAATTAGTACGCGCTGTAGATGTGCCAGCCAGCAATCGGCCTGAAGAATCTATGAATAACCTGCCCGTACCGCCCGTGGTGATGGCAATCTGATCGGCGCCAGGTGAGTAGATGCCGGTGTTGGTGTCGCCGGTAAAGACAATTGATGGTGCGGCAGCACTACCACCGGCAGCGCTATAAACGCCAGTGGTTACAATTGTCTGGCTGCCAAAATCCGGGCTGATCTTCGTGCCAGCAATTGCAGCCGATGCGTTTACATCCGCATTTAAGATCGTGCCATCCAGCAACATCGTGCTGGTAACGGTGCCTGTGTCGCCAACGGTCACAACATTGTTGCCGCTCTTGGTTAGTGCTCCAGTTACAGCGACGGTGCTGTCAAACGTTGCTGCACTGGTAACGTCCAGCGTGCCGGGAATATCAATGTTGCTAGCCCATTCCACGCCAGTGCCAGCAGCATCAGTTTGCAGCAACTGACGTGCCGCGCCATCCGCCAATTTGCTGACAGCAATCTCGGCATTGGCATTTATGTCTGCATCAACAACTGTTCCATCCAGCAGCATTGTGCTGGTAACGGTGCCAGTGTCGCCAGTTGTTACGACCGTGCCAGTCGTATTGGGCAATGTGATGGTGCGATCTGCGGTCGGATCCACCACGGCCAGCGTGGTTTCAAACGCATCGGCAGTTGCGCCTTCAAATGTCAAGCTGCCGGTGGTGCCAATCTCAAGATTGCCGGTGATTGTGCCACCAGACTTAGGCAGTGCAGCGGCAGCTAGGTCATATGCTGCCTTTACCGCAGTGCTGCTAGCAATTGTTGTTGAGCTAGTGGTGCTAGTTGAATCTGACAGCTTGGATTGCAAGCCAGCAGGAGTAACCGCACGGTCAGTGTCGCTACCGGCCTGGGTTTCGGCGCTAGTTGCAAGTTCTAGTAAGCCTTGAACCGTGGTGCTGCCTACAGGAGTGGCATTTACCCATGCGCTACCATCCCAAATCTTTACGCCAGCTGGTGTAAGGCTGGTATCAAGCCATACCTCTCCCGTGCTATTGCCGCTACTGCCGCCTGTAGGTGGCGTGACGTTGGGGGCAGTGGAGCCCACATGCACTGGGCCCACTTTGATGATCGACGCGCCAGTGCTGTCCTTGAAATACAGACCAGGCGATGTGGTGTTTGTATTAAGCGCAATCTGACCGTCGGCAATTGCGGTAGTGGGGCGCTTGTTTGCAGTGCCGCTGCGGATATGCTTATGCGTGGATGCCATTCCCTTAGCTCCGGTAGGACGGGATTACCTAACCAGTCTAATACTCGCCGTCATCAAACACCACATCATAGGTTTCAAATACATCCGTCAGCTCCCGCCATGCCGTGTAATAATGCGGCGGGCCTACCTTTACTAGTACGTCGCCAACTTGGCCACCGACTGGTATCTTGTCGCCGTTGTAAACAAAATTAGTACGTACCATCGTCCACGGTGCCGACTGTCATGGCGCCAGTGCTATTATCCACCAATACCTCGGTGGACTCCAGCACCGCACCAATCTGGGAAGTGGTGGCAATCTGAGCGCGGCCCCACAGGAGGTTGAGGGCATTCCGCACGGTTGACACGCCGGGCATGTCTGGATCGAAATATGTGCCATCGCAAAGGATGTCGTAATCTCGGAATGTGCCCGCGGCGCCGGACACCACCGCGATCTTGGTCCAGTTAGCACCGGTGCCTTGGCTTAGCACCCAGTCACCAATTGCCAAGGACACCGCAGGCGCTGGAGTCGTGCCAGTGCCAGCAGTGGTACAGATCAGATAGATGCCATTGTTTTGCGGGTTTGGTGCGGTAAGTGATTGGCCAACGGTCAGGCCGCCTTCAGTGCCGTATTGGTTAAGCGATACGACTAGGTTTGTTGTTGCGTTATATGTGCCGCCAAATCGCAGGTTTAGTTGGGTTGGTGTGCCATAACCAACCAGCAGCCAGTAGCCGTTTGGTGTTGGTGATACCGCCCCGACCCAGATGTAGGCGGAGCGGTCGGATGGGTTGATCCACCACTGGCCCGCAAATTCAGGAGTTGGGGCAGCCTCAGAAACCTGCGCAATGCCGTAGTCACTGAGTTGGCTGGCGCCAACGCTATTGGCGGCTAGAAATGCACCAGAAAATTGACCGGTAGTAATCTTGCTGGCATCTAGGTTTGGTATGTCGCCAGCAATAAGCGCAGTGCCATTGCTTACGTGGCCTTGGCTGTCAATAGTGACCTTGGTATAAGTGCCTGCTGTGGTTGAATTGACGTGATTTAACGCACCAGCGCCCGTTACAGACAGGCCAGTGCCTGGTTTTACTGCGCCATTGGCGCCTGATGTTGCAATTGGTAGGTCGGTGCCAGCCAGTGCGCGGAATGTTGGTGCTGCGGCACTGCCGGTGGTTGGGCCCGCAAATACGGTTGCCGCTGTTTGCGTATCTAGGCCGGTGGTAATTGTGGCGAGGCCAGCGCTGGTTACAGCAGCAGAAAAACTAAGCGGCGTGGAATCAGTAAACGCAAAGGTCTGCACACCAGCCTGCTGCACCCACGATGCGCCAGTCCAGGTGTAGGCAAGGTTTGTGGTGGTATTAACCCATTGCTGGCCGGTAAAATCACCTGATCCAGTTGGTGCGTTGCCTGAGACAACAGTGCTGGAGCTGGCTGCAAGTTTGGCGCCAGTTACTGCGCCTGCGCCAAGTTCAGCAGTTGTAATTGCGCCATCTGCAACTTTGGCAGTCGTGATTGCGTTATCGGCAATGGTTGCCGCAAATGAACCGGTGCCACTGCCGGTTACCTCTCCGGTAAGCGCGATGGTTTGATCGCCGGTGTTGCTGCCGCTGCTGGTGCCTGAATGTGTGCCACTGAATGTGCCGCTTTGTGTGGCAAGCGTGCCGAGGCCTAGGGTGGTACGTGCAGTTGCGGCATCAGCATCGTCAATTAAACTGCGGCCAAAGCTAGTTAGGCTTGTGGTTTCATAGGTGTCGCTGGCAGTGGTATAAACGGTTTGGTTTGCGCTAGTCGCCAGACCGGCAATTGATTGCAACCCAGCGTCGTATGCTTGAACGTTTGTGCCAATTGCAACACCTAGATTTGTGCGGGCGGTACCAGCATCGCTAGCGCCTGTGCCTCCATCTGCAACGGCAAGGTCAGTAATACCGCTGATTGAGCCTGCGGTGATAGTCGCATTACCAAGGCTTGACGTAGTGGATGTAAGAGAGCTAATGCCACTGATGGTGCCACCGGTAATGGCAACAGAACTTGCACCCTGAGTGGCAATCGTGCCGAGGCCCAAGGTGGTGCGTTGGGCGGATGCATCGGCATCATCCAGCAGTGCGCGGCCTGCTGCAGTGCAGGTGATTTCTTCTACAGCGCCAGCGCCAGCAGTGCTGCGACCCAGTAACTTATCGGTGGCGCTTACATTTTGAATCTTGGCATAGGTAACAGCGCTAGCCGCCAACTCAGCAGTGTTAACGGCTGAGTCACCAATGGCGGCATTATCAACTGCACCGGCTTGGAATTTGCCGCTTGTGATCGTGCCATCAGCAATCTTGATTGCTGTGATGGCTGAGTCAGCAATGGCAGCTGTGCCGAGACCGGATGCGTCTACCTTGGCAGTGGTTACGGCATTTGCGGCAAGCTTGCCGGTTGTTACGGCTAGGTCTTCAATGCCTGCTGTGGGTGCGATTACTTGCTGGTAAACGCTGCCGTCATAAATCTTAAGGTATTTGGTGCTGCTGCTTACGTGGCCACGACCTTCAAAATTATCTGATGCTGGTTCGGTGGGACCATAGTTGATGCTGCTGTCATTGGCCAACTTGGCGGCAGTGATCGCATCGTCTGCCAGCGCAGTGGTGCCTAGCTTGGTGGCACTTGACTGGTTGAGCTTTACTAGGTCAATGCTGGCGCTGTCGGCTAGAGCCGCCCCAGCCTCAAACAGATCTTTGGCGGTGACCTTTTTGGTTTCGCTGGCGCTTATGTCAACGATGGGCAGCACGTCAGTGGCTGCTACGTTGGCCTCGCTGAGCTGGGTCAGCTGTGTAATTCTTTGGTCAGCCACCCTAGAAAACTCCGCAGTACAGCAAGGTTGCTTCCATTCTAATCCGTTACCTCTGTCATAAGGAAATCAAGGTTCTGCTGCAGGCGGATACGGTCGGTATCCTCCTTGAGCACATAGCCCGATGGTTCGCCTATCAAGAGCTTGATCTCGCCAGTGGTGACAAAATCAATTGCACAGGTTATTGCCTGATCTTGCCTAACCTCAATCCCTGCGCGGGTTATCATAGCGTTAAATTGGTAATAAATATCTTCGGTTTCTTTATATACATCTTGTTGTGTGAGCTGCAAGAAACAATCAAATTCGCTGCCAATATCCGTTCGAGTAATAAGTTGCAGCATGAGCAATGAATTTTCTGTTTGGCCGCTGTTTTCGGTGTTAAATAAACAGTCGATGGTGCCTGAACCGCTGATTAAACCGGCGGAATACATCCGTTTAAACTTATCTGACATCGTTGTGGCATCCACCGATTCGCGGTCAGTATTGAATTGATAACCAGTAACATCACCCAGGACGCGCTCCACTGAGCCGTAGATAAAAATCTCAACTTGGATGCCCGCACCAGCAAAAGCCTCCAGTGGGTACTCTGCATTGCGGTTGTTATTTATGGCGGCACTAAAAGTTTCAAATAGCCGGATGCCGCCAATTGCATTGATGTTGCAGTAGGCAGTGACTGTGTTTTGCGTTGTGCCGCCACCATCTGGCCACGTGGATGTAGGCAAGAAATCAAGACCACGCGCATCGGTGGTGCTGATTACTAATTGATCGCCAGTCAGAATATTATCCGCTGAGCCGTCAAAGCCAAAGCGGTTTAGCGTTGTATTTACGTCTGCGGGTAGCACTGAACTTGTGAATGACCCAGGCGATTTGCGGCGGAGCTTAATCCGCCCATATTGACCTAGGAAAAAAGTCATGCGTCAATCAGTTCACGGAATGGACCATCAACAGTGAACTGGATCGCAACGGATGCCAATTCGCCGGTATTTACCGTCAGTGATGCATTAGTGATGTAAGCATTGAATGCGATGTCGTCTTTGATGTCACCACCACTGCCTGCGGTATCGCCAACACGAAGAACAATGCCAACGCGGTCGGATTCCACAACGCCAGCAGTGCTGGTCTTCATTACCTTGCCGAGAAACTGATCGAATTGCGTGCCGGGTTCGGTGCTGGTAGTGCCTTCGCGGCGGTAATAAAGCACTGTTGCGCTGCCGGTTGAACTGACGGCGCCTGGAGTGTACGACTTAACGGCGGTATCAATTGTGGTGGTTTCAAGCAGTTCTAGCGTGGTCTCCAGTGACCAATCCTTTAGCTTCAGCGCCTGTTCGCTGCTGGCTGGCGTTACGCCGCCAGTGCCAACGGAGGTTAAAAATAGCGCTCCAGTGCGTCCGGTGTAGTAAGCCATTGAATGAGCAAGGCGGTAGGCCTAGTCTACAGCGCCTGTAACAGTAAAGAGCGCATCACTAAAATCAGCAATTAAACTGTTGCCATTGGAATCGCACGGGTAGTTGGCGGCCCGTACCGTGATCTCGCCTTCCTCATCCATTTGCACTTCGGTAACGCGGAAGATCCGTCGTGATGTGACCTCCGTTCCAAGCACAAAAAGCCACCCATCATAGCTGGCAAGTGCTGCTGCAGCATTGGATTGGACTGAGGTTTCGATGCTCACCACGCCATTGCCGCTCTTGTATAGCAGGAATTTATAGGTTGCATCGGGCAAACTATTATCTAAGGGAATATTAAGAACACCTGATGGGCCGACTATGCCTGTGCGTGTGCCGTTCCATGCATTTTGGCCAATGTCTAGGTAGATAAATGCGCCGGGCGATATTGGGTCTTGTGTTGGAAACGTGCGGAACTCAACGGCTGTTTTAATGTGGTGCCTGGTATTGCATAGGAACTTGCCATACAGAACGGCTTGGCTTCGATCTGTTACAAATTGCGAAGTATAGAAAGTTTGGCGGATGGCGTCGGCTTCGGTAATGTCATTCCGTCGCACCTCGATTGTGCGGTTGATGGCAAATGTACCATTATTATCGGTATCCCTATAAACGATGGAAGCTATAATATCTTGCACATTAGAGCCGTAATCAATATATTCTTCTTTGTAACTGCCTTCAATTATATTGCCTTGGTTATAAAGTGCGGATACGTTGATTTGCCTGTCAATCGCACCAGTATTGGGGTTGTATGGCACCGCAGGTACTAGTGTTTCGCGTCCACCAATTCGCGCAAATTCCAGCAGGCTAAACGTTGCAGCTTGTACCCAGAACTCGCGCCAGTTGCCAGGATCGGCGATCACGCCATCCATAAACAAATTATTAGCTTTGCAGAATTGCTTTGATCGTGCCAGCTGTTTAATGTCTATGCCGCTGGGGACTGCGTACTTGCCAATACCGTCATCTGCATCAAGAACTGAATCTAGAAATATATCTGGCGCATAAGATGTAGGGCCATCGGGAGTGGCTGGGTAGAAATTAAATGATGGGTTATCCCAAGTAAGATCATTTTCATCAAGTGACCCAAGAGTACGCAAACGCCTTACCCTACGACCACGGGTAACAAATGCTGTAAAGCTGCGAAGATCCTGCAGGTTACGACCTGAAAATAGGTTGAGACCAACAAGACTAATGTTGTTGTATAGGCGTGGGAAGTCACTGAATGATTGGATTTGTTGCTCGGTTACGCAAGTCAGCAAAAACTCAGGCCCATTGTCAAACGAAAACTGGAGCTGGTTGTCAGCATCCAGATTAAACAAATCCCATTCGGTCAAGCCGCTGGGATTCTCGTTCAATGGCGGAATGCCGTCGATGCTTTCCAGTCGTCGTCCTGTATATTGAATGGTTGCCGGACTGGTTAGATTTATGGTTACGGCATCACCTGAGTTTTCAATATAGAAGAAATCAACCTTGCCAGCAGCATTACGCAGTTCAGGATGCTTGGATACCTCTGATTGAGCATCCAACACTGCCTCTAACTTGAACTGCCAATACGCAGTATCAGCGGGTAGGGTTAAACCGCTGTTAAATTTGATATAGTTAAAGTTTTCAATTTCCGATGGACGGCTTACGGCCCACACGCCAGGCACATACTGGAAGGACTGGCCGGTTTGTTTATACTTGAGCAAAAATAAAGCAGTGCGGTTTTTTGAACCGTTATCACTGACTGGGTAGCCACCATAGTTATCACGGCCATAGCGTTCTTGTCTGCCAGATATGCGCTTAGATACACGACTTTTAATGGCAAGGTCAACGACATGGCACGGCTGCACGGTTTGATATGATGCGATCTCGACACGCGCCAGTGCCTTGGTGTAGTAATAAACTTCTGATCTGTAATTAGGAAGTCGTGCATTTTGTTGCAGTAAAAAGCTATAGGCTGCTTTTTCAGTATCCGTAGCGTAACGTGTAAAATAATAACCGGAAGCTACTGGATACGGCACTCCGTCTTCACCGTATTGTTCACGGTATGCAGT